AGTGGATGGTTGAGGTTTTGGCCGACAGCATCATTCGCCGCACGGCGAAGTTCTGCAAAGGTCAGCAAGAACACGGCGGTGATTTCCTGACGAAGGAGATGAAGATCGTCGGGATGATCCAAGAAGAGTCTGATGATTCATTCTGGTACTTCGAACGCTTCAAGCTCGACGTGCAGAAGATGCTCGACCGTTACGCTCAACATAAGAAACTTCAATCACCCAATAAATGATCACACTACCAACAGCACCATCACCCGCATCACATACCAACCCTAAACTAATGCTGCTCTATGGGCCGCCCAAAGTTGGCAAAACCACGGCGCTCTCGCAACTCGAACAGTGTCTCATTCTCGACTGCGAAGACGGTTCTGATTATATCACCGCTCTCAAGCTCAAAATCAACTCGTTCGAAGAACTCCGCGAAGCGTGCAAAGCTGTTCGTGATGCGAAGTGTCCGTATAAGTACGTAGCAGTTGATACGATCACGCGCGTTGAAGACTGGTGCGAGAAGTATGCAACTGCGCTCTACAAGCAGAGTGTCATCGGCAAGTCATTCACTGGACAGACTGTGCTTGAGTTACCACAAGGTAGCGGATACTTCTGGCTGCGTCGAGCCTTCGATGAAGTCATGATGATGCTGCACAATCTTGCGCCGCACGTCATTCTCGTTGGACATCTACGTGAGAAGTTCATCGGCGGCAAAGACGCGAAGGTTGATAGTGTTGTGTCGTCGAAGGATCTCGATCTCACTGGCAAGATCAAGCAGATCGCTTGTTCGCGCAGTGACGCAATCGGATACATCTATCGTAATCACGAGGATGGATTCAAGTTGTGGATCTCGTTCGAGAGCAATGAGCAAGTCAACTGTGGTTCGCGTTGTGGTCATCTGAAAGGCCGCAAGCTCGCGCTCAACTGGAAAGAGATCTACAAGTGAACACCCTCATCGTCGTTAAGTCACAAGCTGACGCCGTGTTAGCAGAAGATATCGCAACGGTTGTCGAAAAGCGGATGATTGATCGTGAGGCTGACGTCAAACAGTATGCGCTATCCTACATGGTCGCCAACCCTGTCATCCTCAAAGGTCTGCGCAACACGGTTGCCAGAACCTCTGACGCTTATTATCGTTCACTCAACCCAACAATGCAGCGAAAGTTGCGCAGCATATTCGCACGCATCATAACAATTTCCGCCTAGTGGCGGCGAGGCTGGTATCCTTACTACTAAAAACAAACAAAGCAAAAACAAACAAGTAACACATATGAGCAACATCCTGAAACCCGAAGCCATCGACGCATCCCAACCCGAACAACTCAACAGCCGTGTCAAATTGCCGCAGGGCAACTATGTGATCCGCTGCAAGAAGGTTGACTTCAGCTTCTCGCGCAAGGCTGGCAACCCCATGTTCGTTCTGACGTGGGAGATCTGCAAGCCTGAGACGATCAGGGTTGCTGGCAAGGTCTACTCGATCGCTGGTGTCGAACTGCGCAAGCAGTATCTGACACTGACGCCCGATGCAGTGAAGCGCACGTTCGAGCTGCAAGCCATGCTCGGATTGGATCAACGCGTTGACATCGACAACCCGATGGAAGACGGCATCAAGTTCGAAGGCGCAGTCGTGAATGCGATCTGCGGCAGCGACGAATACATCAAGCGCGCTGATCTCACTGATGAGGAGATCGCCGCTGGCAAGCGTCCGGAAGAAGCCGCCGCGTTGACCTACGAGGACGGCTCACCGGTGAAAGGTTACACTCGGGAACTCGTGCAGATTCTGCAGAAGTCCAGTGTGGCTGTCGCTCCTATGTCGAGCGGTTCGCTGTAACAAACGTCACGTGATTATGTAATCCTGTCTGGCTATTGGCGACGCACCACGTCAGTAGCCAGCAGGGATTGCAGAATAACAAAAGGAACCATATGACACCATCTGAATACCAAGAACTGGCGGCCAAGACCGAAGCACCCGTTGACAAAGCGATCATCATGCTCAACGGCAAGCGTCAAACACGTTTGTTGCACGGCGCGATGGGATGCTCAACAGAAAGTGGAGAGCTTCTCGATGCATTGAAGAAACATATCTTCTATCAGAAGCCGCTTGACGCTGGCAACCTATTCGAGGAGTGCGGTGATATCATGTGGTATGTTGCAATCATCTGCAACGAAATGCAGTGGCCGCTTGAGGAAGTGATGGCGGCTAACATTCGCAAGCTTCAATCGCGGTACCCGAACAAGTTCACGCAGAAGGATGCGGTGCAACGTGATCTCTTTGCGGAGCAGCAGGCGATGGGTGGAGATGGCAAGCTGTGAGCACTTCAATAAAAAGTCTACGCCACAAACCTAAGCTGGTTTATTGCGGCCTGACAATCGTGTTATCGAACCCTTCGCGGTTTGACACTCACGAACTGTTGACCGGATCGGCCGGCTCATGGTTTCTTGATACGCTACGCAAGGTGTCGGGTGGCAAGATACTGCGCTTTCACTGTGACATTCGCACGTCGAACACGCGTGATGAAGGTCTATTGCCTGACACGAAAGTTGTGCTATGCCTCGGTGAAGTTGCACAGCACGAATGGTTCGCGTCACAGAACGAACTCAAAGCACAGCGAGGTTCGCCGCATGTCGGCGCGGACGGCACGATTTATATCTCATCTTTTGCGCCTCAAGATGCCTGTGATCATCAAGCATATGAACAACGACTTAATGCTAACTTTAGGGGAACTCGTGACGATGATGAAGAAGCCGACGATAGCGAGGCTAAAGGTCACAAGGGAGCGACAAAGCGAACCAACTACAAGTTCTGGCTCGGAATGGACATCGCCAAATCAATTCGCATTCTCAGATCCGGTCTTAACCGAGGGGTTCAATCAAGCATTGTTAAGTATCCGCTTGCTGAACGGATTATATCTGAACTACAAGGCACGAAGAATTCTACGCTCTATCTGGACATCGAAACCTTGTTCGATCGAAGCCTTACATGCGTGGGCTTCGCGTTTGAGAACCGCCCCGTTATCGTCTTTCCGATACGGCGGTACCACGGTGGACTCGCCTACGAGTTACATGCAACGTGCCGGATTATGGCTGCACTTGGCACAGCCATGCGAGACAATCTGACTGTGACTCACAATGGTCACGCATTTGATTGGCTCGTTCTCGCGCACCACTATCGCGTTCCGTTTGGCAGGCGGCTATACGACACGATGATCGCGCACAATCGTTGCTGGCCTGAGGCTGAGAAATCGCTTGGGCATTGTCTGTCGCTCGAAACCGATGAGCCTTATCACAAGGACGACGGTGTGTTTGATCCGCACAACTCACAGCAAGAGGAACAGTTGTGGGACTACAACGCGAAAGACGTTCATGCGTTGCGTTTGCTGAAGGCCGCATACGACAAGCACAGCGCAGAAGATCCTGGACTTGGAGCGAGCATTGCACAAGGTCAGTCGATGATCTATCCGTATATGCTTGCGACGCTAAAGGGTGTTCGTGCTGACGAGCAGCGTGTGCAAGAGATAGTGTCGTACAATGACCGCGTGCTAACGCAATACATTCGCATCGCAAAGATCCTGATGGGGCCAGATCAGTACGCGGCTTTGCAGGGCAAGAGCGAGGCGGGCTTTCTGTCTTCACCTAAGCAGGCGGCTAAGTATTTCTACGAGATTCAAGGATACAAGTGTCCGCACAAGACTGACACTGGTGAGGATGCAGTGGATGTGAAGGCGATGCTCAAGCTAGCAATCAGTCTCAAGAAGAAGGGCGTCGAGAATCCGCTGATACCGTTGCGACTCGCGTATGCTGAGGTTCGCAAAGAGACTTCGACTTTAGCGAGATGGAATATGTGGCCTGAGAAAGCCTACGTTGTATGACCCAACCATTTCGAGTCCCTCACACACTGACACGAGCTTTTGTGCTTTCACGCGCAAACGACACGGTATTTCTCGTGGGCGGCACGGTGAACAAGATCAGGACATCTGGTGAGTCAGCAGAGTTTGATGGATGTCCGAATGTATTCTTCGTTCCGATCAAGATCAAGTGTTGCATGGACACGGCGGCCTTCTTCGATGACGACCAGATGCATCGTGATCTGTTTCAGTGGCAACTCGAACAGGCCGCCCACGAACTCGAACAGTTCGTTCGCGAGCGAAACGCTAAGCACGTTGTGCCTGACCCGAACATCGCTAAATCTAATTGGGCAGGGCCAATGCATCTGAGGTCGCCGAAGTGCAGACGTATGCTAGACGAGTGGCTTGCATTGGTTGTGACTCCGTACGAGATTGACTACACATTTAAGGTGACACCGCAATGAACCGCTTCACCACATGTTTCAAGCTAGCCAAGACGAACACATTTCGTCTCGGAAGCGCGAAGTTGTTCCCACAAGGCAAGCGCGACAAGGCGGCGTATGGCCCAGAGTACGGTGGTAATATGCAGAACTGGGAGAAGTCAATGCGCCGCCTCGCGCTGGCTGACGATGGAACATCGTTCTGTCAGG